CTAATAGTCCAAAGAATAATCCTAAATATAAAGCATAAATTATTGTTCCATTAATGTTGAAAATTGAGATACTGAATATGTTTCCAGTACCTCGCCAACGATTTAATAAAATTTCCATTTATAAACCTTTTAAAAATAATATATATATTTCTCTTTGATTTATTATTAACCATTTAGAACTATCTTCAAGGATTAACTCTAATCCCAAATCATGTCTAATCTTATATGAATTTACCCAATCAGTATCTTTTAAGTATTGATTAGCTTCTTGAATCTTTAAGCTAAGTATTTCAGCTTCAATCTCTTCTTTTGTTCTTTCAATAATTGGAGCGTCTTCATGCTCTGTTATATTTCCTTCTATATCTACTTCAAATCTCATAGCTTATCCTTCATACATTATATTAATTGAACCAGCATTGAATGTATCTATTCCATTTGCTGTTGTGATGCGGATTATATTAAGTGTCTCTGATAGAGTTTTTGAGCCACCTCCGTTTCCAGCATTTAACGTATCAAAGCTAACGCTATGGCTTGATATAAAATTATTGTTACTCTGATTAATAATAGTCATACTACCAGATGTTGTAAAAGAACTAACTACTGCCCTTATTATGAAGCCTGTATTGCTTCCAATGGTTCCAACTGTTGATGTAGTAGTATTACCAGATGATACATATCCAGTATTTTCTATACCACCACTATCCCCTAGTTGTACTAATATTCCAGAGACACCGCTTATGCGTACTCCATTAAACAAAACTGTAATCTTCTTAGCCCAAAATGGAATACCAGTAAAATCAATACTTGTTCCACTAATACTGTTTATAGCTGTACCTCTAACCATTTTCCCATCTACATAAGCTGTCGTTGCTATTTTTGTACTATTGTCTTGTGCTGTTGGGGTTGGAACAATTGGGCTCGATGTAAATGTTTTAATATCTGCAATAGTTTGATCTCCAGCTAATGCAATATACAAAGTATCAAAATATGTTTTTAAAGTTGCTTTTATATTAGCCCAAGTTAATTTTTTAATCCCAAAACTTGAAGCACTATCTGATAAAGGAATTAAATCAGCATCCACTGGCGTAGTTTTTGAAGTGTAGCCCGACATATTAGTATCTACTTTTAAATTCCAATTTCCTATTGCTAAATTCCAATATAAAGAACTAACATCTGTTGGGTTTTGCCCCGTTGCATGAGTTAATTTACAAATATAATAAATTCCACTTACGCTTACTGTTTGCCCTAATGTATATCCTTGTGATATCCAATCCCCTTGATAATTTGCTAAGCCTTGTGCGATAGTTGCATTTGTATTTAATTCCGTACTCATTGCATTAGCTTCTGTTTTCCAAAGTTGCATTTGAGTAGACCAACTTCCGCCTAATATTCCAAAGTTTAATTCAGCAGCAGCACTAAATGCAGCCCAATCTTCCTGAGTTGGATAGTCTACTTCTTGTGGAAAATCTAAAGTAGGTAAAGTAGCCGTTATTTGACTTGCCATTTATATCCTTTTTATTTAATTATATCATTTCTATAACTGTCCAGCTTAGAACAGTTTTATCATTATTTGTTGCTAAAGGTTCAACCGACTCATAAACTCCAAGAGTTACTATATTTTCATATTTAGAATTTGGATTATTGTCAATAATAAAAGCCATAACGGTATCTTCATAATTTTCAATTATTCTTAATGTATTCATTGCAATGTCGGAATTTACCGAAGTTTCAAAATCATGGTATTTTCTTTTTGCTCTTGATGTGATTGTAGTAATTCCAAATTCATCAGTATTTTTTATTGTATATGATGTTCTTCCAAGCTTTACGCCTTCAATTGTTCTACCCATTTGTGTGCTTCTACCACCAACCATGAAGCCAACTTGTACATTAGAATAAGAACCCTTAGAGAAAGTAACTCTAACTTTACTACCGAATAAAGGTAGATAAAATACTTTTGAACGGCTTGAATAATCTATGAATTTAGCATGAATCCAGTTTAAGTATGATGGTAACCCCTCTCTTCTGTTATTAAGGAATGTTTCTGTAAATACAACATTGTCTAAAGAATCCAAAACCTCAACTAGAATTGATACACCTCTAAAATATCCAATTACTAAAGTTTCGATTCCTACTTTATCAAATTCAACTACAAAATCAGAATTTACAACTGTTAAAGTTTGACTTCTTAAATCTATTAGACTCCAATAATTAGAAGTTCCCCATTTTGTCCAATGAGGACTGCTTTCTTTAGGTTCAAAATTTAAACTTCCAGCAAATGAACAAATCCATATATAATTACCATATATGACTTTATCACCTACTATATAAGTAATTGCACCGCTCCAATCTGAATATTCAGGAGTTAGCTGTGGACTTGTATATGATGTTATTGATTGAGGTACAAATTCCATTATATAGTCACATACTTTCCAACCATTAAGATTGTATCCTTATCAAATATTAATGTATGTCCAGTTTGTAAATTAGAAATAGCATCGTATGTTGTCATAAATTTTACTGTTCCATCAATAGATAACATTGCATTTTGTGTTTTGATTTTAGTTATAGTTGCAGTTGGAAACTTAGTCAAAATGTCAGCAGTTAATGTTGGAGTGTTTGCCAAACATTGATACCCTCCAAGTGCTTCGAATGCGTCAGTTTGAATTGCCATTTTACAATCCTTTTTATTTTAATTATAACATAGGTAAAACCTATGCTATTGAAGCTCTTTGAAGCTGTAAAGTTTTATTACTGTTTGCTGTTTGTCTAGTGTTTAGTTGATTTAAATAAACCAATTCATTTTTCACATCGTTTAAAGCTTTTACAATTACGCTATCTTCATTAAAACTAATTTTTAAAGTATCGTTAATTGTTCCAAGTGTTATATCTTTTGCATTAATTACGCCCTCGAATTTATTAGATATTACTTTTTTAGCAAATTCAATTTCTGCTGAACTTTTAGCAGTTCTTGCAACTGTGTCTAAATAAGATTGAGCAGATGCAATAGTATCACTTCCAATGCTTGTTAAATCATCACTTCCTATTTTAATTGCTTCAATCATTTCATTAAATGAAGTGCTAAAGTCTTTGAATGTTGTTGTTTTAATTAAAGATGAATTAATTGAAGATACAAAATCTTTTAAACTATCTATTAATGAAGTTCTATTTTCTACTTTTGTATCTGCAGTTTCTATTATTTCAGCAAAAGACTCATTTAATAAAATCAATCTTCCGTATAATTCTTGCCCTGATTCTGTAGAAACATCTAAGCCTTTAACTAAATCTGTAAATCCTTGTTTTGTTGTAGGCATAGTTATATTTAATTTATCAAATTCTTTAGCTAATTCTTGACTTTTAAATGCCAACTGTTCTGATTCACTTAAAAAGTTTTCAAAATATGAATTTATTGCATTTGAAAATTCATCAATTCCACCAGCACCTTTTATTGATTCGAAACCTAATGCTTTTTCATTTACTCCCATGAATTTGATTGAACTTCTTAAAAAATCCAGCCCTTTATATGAGTCGTAAAGTTCCTCTGCTGTTCCAGTTAAGCTTTTAACTATCTGAATTAAGTTATTATCAACTCCGTATAGTGCTTCATCTGTTTTTACAATTGATTGATAAAGTGCTTCAAATCCGACATCACCTTGTTTATTCATAATATCTGTATATGATATTTTTTCGAAAGTTTTACCAAGTCTATCAGTATAATAATCAGCTTGTTCAATCCCGCTTGCAACTCTTGTCATTGTAGTAAATAAACCTTCTCCAACAGCCTGAAACTCAACTAGTACGGGAAATGTTGAACTAGCTAATTGGTCGCCTATTTTTCCAAATATAGAAGTTAATGTACTTTGAATTTGTGAACCACTTAAACCTTTTAAAGACACTTTTCCAATTGATACTACAAAATTATTTAATTGACTTTCAATTTTTTCACTACTTTCTCCTAGTGCTTCTCCAGCCAAACCAACCGAATCATATATTGATTTTAAAACTAATGAAAATTGTCTTTCAGTTTCTGTAAATCCTGACATATCTTCAAAATATGTAGTTGTTTTCTTTTTTGTACTTGTACTACTACCAAACCAAGATTTTCTAGTAGTTGTTGTTTTTTTCTGAATTGTTTGATAAGCACTTCCATAAATTTCATCTATCGCACTACCTAACAATTGGTCTGCAAAATAAATTCCAGAGTCTGTTAGCTTTGTGCTTGTAGTTGTTGATGATTTGCCAAACACTCCACTAATTACAGTGCCTATGGCTTTATTTGCAATTACACTAGGTAATGTAAATAATTTTCCAGTTATTCCACCTATATCTTCTCCTAGAGCAGTTTTAAATGAATCTTCTATTTTGTTAGTAACTTGATTATTTATTCCTTGATATGAAACTCCTAAGCCTTTCCAACCCGTATCACTAGCTTTTGGAGTAAATCCAGCACCAAAACCAAATCCACCCGACTGAACAAGTAAGGCACTAACTCCACCCATCTTGTTATCAATACTTTGTAGACTCTTAACCATTTGTTGCGTTAATCTAAATTCAGGCTTTGCATAATCTTTTAAAATAGCTAATGATTGAGTAATTGATTCACTCGCTTTTGAAGCATCTCCTAAAACGCTTCCAGTTCCCGTATTTGCTTTTTGAGACGAAACGCTATCACTTGTAGATGTAGTCGTATTTGTTCCGCCTATTCCAAGTGATACACCAATATTCCCTAGTAATGATTTAACCATTATAGCCATTGCTGCCATTCTAGGAATAGCAGTGTAAGGGTCGCCAGTTCCAGCAGTTAATATTGCTCTTGTACCCTCAACTAATGCTAAAACAGTTTGAGCAGCTTGAAAAGTTGCAGCGTCTTTACTTCCTTGTTGGAACATTCCACTAATAGCACCAGCAATATTTGCATAACCTATAATTTGATTATTAATAGATTGTTTGTTTAGTAAATCTGTATCTTTAGTATATTGTTGTTCTAATTCTTTTGTTTTTTCTACATCACCAGCATATTTAGTAAATTCAGTAGTGTATTTTTTGTTTAATTCAGTTTCTGCTTTTTTAGATTTTAAACTTGCGTCACTCATTGCAGCTAAAGACTTACTAACTTCCATTATCTCACTATTAGAAGATTTAAAACCAGCCCCAAAGTCAAATATAGCATTGTTTAACTCAATTTGTCGAGCTAAAGAATCTTCTTGAAATGATTTAATAGTGTCTTGAAATTCTGTGTTGCTATCAGCTTTTAGTCTTTCAATCGTTGCATTATACAATTCTGTTTCAAGTGCAATAAGTTTTTGCTTTTGTTCAATAGTTTTATCCGAACTTTCAATATTTAAAACTGATTGAGCATACTGAATGCCTCTTGATTCAAGTTCTTTATCTAAACTATCTTTTTGAAGTTGTAATTTTTTCTCATAATAAGATAATTCAGTTTGTAGATTTTCTAGTATAGTTTGAGAATTTAACTCATTTCTTAGTTTTATTTCTGCACTTAATACTTCATTTTTAGAAACACCAGCTTTTACCCATTCAATTGTTTTAGCTGTAATATCTGAAATTGATTTATCATAGCTACTCATTCCAATTTGTGCAATTTCTGCCCTAGCTTTTTGAGTTTCTTCTAGCTTTTTAGTACCTTTTTCTAATTCTTTGTTTTGCTTTTCATTAAATTCTTTATTTGCAGATAAACTAGCTTCATTTAATTCTTTTTCGGTAGCTCCTATTGAGTGCATTTTAACAAGTTTTTCAGCTAATGTTAAATTAAACTTTTCGTATTCGCTTCCTGCTAATTTAATTAATTCAATATCATTTCTTACTATTTTTTCAGGAATTAATCCTGACTCTTCTACTTTTTTAGGAGAAAATTTACCCATAAAAGAATCTTCTTGTTTGGGAATAATTGAACCATTATATTCAGATTCAGCATTTTTTAATTCTAATATTGCATTTTTTTGATTTAAAATAGCTTCAATTTGAATATCAATAGCTTTTTTTCTTTCAGCTTGAGTTGAATCTAACATGAATTTATCATTCGTAATTTCTTCTCTAGTTTTATAAAGCTTTTGCAAGTTAGAATCTAGCTCTGATACATTTCCACTTAAACTTAAGTTTGCATTTTCTACTTCACTTGCAGCAACTACATAAGCACCAGCAGCAATACCAGCTAGTGCAGCAATCCAACCAATTACAGGTACAGAAGTCTCTAATGCTAACATAGCTGTTCTTAATCCATAAACTGCGACTGTTGTAGCTTGAATACCTCTTATAACTGCACCACCTACTGTAAATACAGCATAAGCAGTACCTAATCCTAATAAAATTCCAGATGTTTGTTTTAATGCAAAATTATGTTCATCTATAAAAGTTTTTGACTCTGTATAAAATTGAATAATACTTTTAGCCATATTTCCAATATTAGTAGACATGGTAACTATTCCATTAGCTAATGATTGAGTTGCACCAGTTGCAGTGTCAATTTCATTTACTGCTAAAGATAAATCAGTTTTTAGATTAGTTAAAGCTTTTCCAACTGTTACTGGTAATGTTGCAAAATCTCTATCAATATCAGTTTTAACTTTTAATAAAGCATTTGAAACTCTTGAAGCTGTAAGTTCTCCATTTTCAGCCATTTTTCTAAGTTCACTTTGTGCAACTCCTAATCCTTTAGCTAAGTAAGACATAAGTTTTGGAGATGCTTCATTAATAGCGTTAAACTCTTCCCCTCTTAAAACTCCACTTCCCATAGCTTGTGAAAATTGTAATATTGCACTTGATGCTTCTGCTGCTGAACTTCCACCAAGTTGTAAACCTTTTGTAAATGAAGCAACTACACTATTAACTTGTGCTGTTGTAGCTCCTACTTGTTGCAAAGCTGGATTTAGCTTAGTAAATAGAGTTATCGTATCAGATATTCCAGTATAAGACTGTTTAGAGATATTTAATAATGCTGTTTGTTGTGATGTATATTCTGCTGTTGAAGATGTTGCTAATTTTAATCTAGCATTTAATAGATTCATACTATCAGCTGTATCAATTATTTGTTTTGCTGTTTGAATTGAAGCATAACCAATTACAGCATTTTTAAGATTTAAGAATCCACTTGTTAATGCATTAGTTGATTTTTCAGTTTTCCCTGATTGTGTTGTAAGTTTAGATAGTTCATTTGTAGCTTGTTTTATGCTACTTGAATCGACTTTTATTCCAAGTTGTGCGATATTTTCCAAAATAATACCCTTATAGTTATATAAGGATATTATAGTCTATTTAGAATGGGTACTTTTTTGATTGTAGTATTATAGTATTGATTAAATCATTAACTAATATTTTATTTACATATAATGATTTTTTAGTTTCTTTTATTGATAACCTTAAATATGTAGCTATTTTAAAACTTAAACAAGGGCATATTTCACATATAAAATTAAAATCTTTATACTCAAAATATTTATTACTTAAAATATTATTTAAGTAAATCAATAAAGACTCTACTTCTTTTTTTATTGTACCCGATAAAATACAATCTTTAAATATCGATTGAATCAATAAACAGTTATCTTTTTTTGCTTTTGAAATAGTATTTAGAATGCTAAATAGTTTAAGTACTATTTTTCTATCTATATTATTTTCTTTACAAAATATTTTTATTAGCGACATTTAAAGCTCCTATTCTTTTCTAACCAAATATTACAATAATAAAACTTAATTAATTGAATAAGGAGCTTTAGATTCTGGGTTTGTATCGTTAATTTCTTGGATATATAATTGACTCATTTGCCTAATAATCATAACTTCATCGCTATTTAAAGGAGTATTAGTTATTCTCATATATGACTCTATTTCTTGAAAAGTTAATGGAATCATTCCCATTCCATTTGACATATAAAAGCCTAAGTTTTCTAAGTGTTCAATTAAATATCCGCCACATTTTAAAATAGGAAAATCAGGAGTTTTACCCATTTTGTTATAAACTTCAAGTCTACACGATGAGTCTTTAGGTTTATAATCTGCGTCAGGAGTTGCCCTTAAATATCCTAATTGTCTAACAAAAAGAAGTAAACTATTGCTTACTTCTCCGAGAAGTTTCCCATATTTCCAGATACTTCTTCAATTAGCATTCTAAGATATTGACTTTCTAATAATATTTTAGTATTTTCTTTATTAAATTCTAATTCTTTTCCTTTTTCATCTTTAAAACCTCTATATCCTGCAATTAATTCATGTAAAAACAATTCTTCAATTTCTTCGTCAGTTGGGATTTCTTTTTTATCTTTTATTGATTCAATAGCTTTTCTCTGTAATTCAAGTTGTAGTTTTTTAATGTGTTTTGAACCTGCATAATATAATGTAATAAAAGCGGGTGTATCTTTCATTGTTTTTGTTTTTGGATTGTATGTCTGACTTGATTTGCCAGTTTCGTAATCTAATACTTCAAACTCTTTTGAGTCGTTTGGTTTTAATTTAAGTAGCTTTGATATTTGCATAATCTTCCTTTTTTAATTTAGAAAATTATAGCATAAAGTAAGTAAAAAAGGATAGATTTTAAGTCTATCCTTTGAGGTTAAGCTACGATTTCTGATTCCTCCCCATTTTGCTCGATAGTACCTTTAAATACTACAAAAGTATCAATTGAATAAGTTTTCATTTTGCTTGAACATTTTACTGGTAGCACGGTAAAAGTTCCATCTGTATTCTTAATAATCATTTTTCTCTCTGATTTATCACTATACATCGTTTTAAGAATTGATTGCCCTTCAGTATCTGCCGAATCAAATAAACACTCTACAGGCATATTACCATAAGAGATTGAACCCATTGATTTTACTGAGTCATCTTGAGATAAGAACTTCTCCTCACTCACCGTTCTTGTTCCACCAATATCTCCAAAAGTCTTAAGATTTTTTATTCTCTTAGCTGTTGATATTGCTGTTGTACAAGCTGCTTTTGTTGTTGTTGCTACAGATGTAGCAACTAAATAGAAATCTGTACCCGTTGAGTCTACAAATCCTGCCATATTTTTTCCTTATAATTAAAATTTTAACTATAAATTATAACACAGCTAAAAACCCCACCCTTAACGCTATTTTATACCTACCATTATCTACTCCAAGATTAGTAATTTGTGGTACGCCCTTAATTCTAATCTTTAAAGAATCAATAGTTAAAACTGTACCGACTGGAAATAATCCCATATATAGATTAGCTCTATCCATAGCTTTACTTCTGCCTTCGTCATATCCATAGCATAAAGTTATTTGTACTAATCCTTCCATCTCATAGCTTGTTTCATTGATATATGGAACATTATTAGATGATGGTAAGATAAAGACTTCTTGATAATCTACTCCAATCAAAGGGTCATATTTTTTGTTCTCATAAACAGTGGGAATCTGCGGGGTAATTGTATTTATTTTAGTAATAAAGGCGGTATATATTTTATTTAAACTCACAAGAATCCTTATTGTATTTTTATATTAATTATACTATAATTGTAATGTTGATTTAGTTGAGAGATACAATCCCTCGGCTATCTCTCTACTAAATTAAGCTGAGGGGCTGCTAATGTTAGAAAACAATCAAAAACTATGTACTAAATGTAATCATATTTTTCCAATTAGTAATTTTTATAAATACAAAAATGGCTTAAGAAATCAGTGTAAGCCTTGTTTTAATTCCTATGACAATATTTCTTCTGAAATAAAAAATAGAAATAGAAAAATCAAAAGAGATAAAATAAAAGAAGAAATTTACTCAACTATACCAATATTATGTGGTGAAATATTTAAGCCTATATTGGGATATGAAGATACATATAAAATCAGTAATTATGGTAGAGTGGTTAGCTTATCAAAAAAAGTAAATTACTACCAAGAAAAACTTAAATCATTTGAAATATCAAGGGGCTATCCTAGAGTTTCATTATGGAATAATGGAAAAGGTAAACATTTTTTTATTCATAGATTGGTTGCCGAGGCATTTATTCCAAATCCTGACAATAAACCACATATAAATCATATTAATGGAATTAAAACAGATTATTCCATTAATAATTTAGAATGGTGTACTCCAAAAGAAAATATTGAACATTCAATAAGAACTGGATTAGCTGGAACTACATTACATAAAAAAACAAAATTAAATAAGTCTGGTTATATTGGAGTTTCATACTGTAAGCTTACAAAAAAATGGCTAAGTAGGATTACAATAAATAAAAAAAGAATATCATTGGGATATTTTAATGATATTCTTGATGCTGCAAAAGCTGTTGATGAAGCTCTTGATAAATACTTAGATAATACTTATCAAAGAAACTTTCCTATATAGTTTTATTTGCTTGATTTACAAAGTTTTGAAATCTCATTACATTAATTCCCACAAAACCAGCAGGAGCTTTTTTTGAGAACCCATTTTCACTTAATTTTACAAAGCCAGTTTCAGTTATAAATCCATCTCTATCAGCGATTTGGTAAGGTGTCCCATTTTTAACTGGATTGGGATATAAACCGAATTCAAGTGTTGTAATATAGTCTAAGTTAGAAGTTAAAGAGAAATAACTACCTAATTGTAAAGTATTGGTTTTAGACTTAACTCTACTAATACTTTTATTTCCACTTCTATCTGTATCATTTTCTCCATTTTCTTGAATGCTTATGTTATCAATATCAGGAAAAAAAGAACCTTTAGCCCTTCCTTCATCTACTGGTACATCTCTGATTATACTACTTGATAAGTCAAAACATACTTTCCTAAAAAGTTTTTCGCTTTTTTCAGCAGTCATG